GATGGAACAAGGACAGCTATATCTACTAGATGATAAGGAAATCAAAGAGTCGTTAAAAGGAGTTCAAGCAGAACACGACAAGGACTCTGGACGTATGAAGATATGGTCTGCTAATCATAATACCTCTCATATCGTAGAAGGACTGGTTCGAGCTGCTTATGGAACAAAAGAGAAAAGTCTAAATATATGGTGTGCATGGAATTAACATGGCTCAGGAAATCAAGAAGACCGATTTAGGTTCAAATACAAAGTATACTCTGCAATCTACAACTGACTCAACCACCCTAACTCTGAGTGACGACAAGTTTGCAGAGATTATGGTTCTTAAAGATATAGTCAAAGAGCTAAGGAGAATAAATGGCTGATACAGGAATCTTCGCAACTACCTTAGAGGTTCAACACAAAGCAGGAGCTAATGCAAGTGCAGTATCTAATACTGAGGTTTTCATTAATGACTTCATGACTCAAGTTGAATCACAGATTAACGTAGAAACTAGGCATAATTGGAGTGATGACTACGCAGGACTTAATGCAGATGTTAAGGGAATCCTGAAAGAAGCTGCAAGTAATCTAGCAGCAATGTACGTTATCCAGTACGATATGTCTAACTTCACACAACTTGCCTTCGCCTTAACAATGCTGAACGTATTAAGAGATGGGTATGATAGATGTATCAAGATATTAAGAGAAGAAGCTAACAGGAACTTCTCGGTGGACGCTTAAACTGTAGACAGTCCCAGAGGTATTTGGAAACCCAAATCAAAACGTGATACAGTCTTTCTCTTTCACAGACCTTGCATCTGGAACTGGGATTGTTGAATACTTTGGAGCGAAAGATGAGGACACTCTTCTATTAACAGCAACTCCATTCTTTTCAAATCGAGTCATAACCACTGTAGACCATAGCTCTCCGGGTGGAGTGGATAACACTACCTTTGACCTTGACTTTGATGTTAAGTTCAATCTTCCTAGAACAATAAACGGGGAAGTCATTGTTAACGTTCCTTTCATTATTAGAAACCTCTTTGGAACTACCCAGAACTACGAAGTCTACTTTAAGATATATGTTAGAAAATGGGACGGGTCTACTGAAACAGAGATAGCAAATGATACAGGAGAGCAACTAAGTATAAGCTTAACTGCAAGTCCGGCAGAACAAGCAGCTAAACTGACAACCTCAGTCACAGTTAGTAATGCCTTGTTTGGAGTCAATGACTCACTACGAATCACAGTAGAAGGACACTTCTGGAATGGTGGGACAACCTCAAGGTACTCAATAGGTCACTCTCCTAATAATCAACCTACCGACATCTTTCAAGTTGCAGCAGGTAGCGGAATCACTTTTGGAAGTGAAAGAAGCGTCCTATCTGTCTTAGTGCCTTTTAAGATATTTACGTAAAAACTAAATAGTAGAACTAATAACAAATAACATGGGAACACTAGATATAGATAACGCAAGTAAGTCAGACCAAACAGGAACAGTCCAAGAGTTCCAGATAGCTCCGGAGACAACCGACGGCTCTACAGGAAACGGAGAGACAACATGGCAAAACGATAAATGGACTACTTACTTAGGATACTTTAACAAAGTGCCAGACCTTAAATCTGCTTTAATCCTCAAGTCAGTCTTTAATGTTGGAAAGGGATATACAACTGATGACCCAACCCAAGTACTTCTAGATAATATAATAGGTTGGGGAAAGGATAGCTTTGACGACATACTCTTTAATCAAGACTTAACCAAGAACATTGGGGGAGAGTCTTACGCTGAGATTATAAGAGATGAAGAATCAGGAAGACTCATAAATCTTAAACCTCTTGACCCTAGTACTATTAGAGTTGTGACTAATGAACAAGGAATGATTAAAAGATATGAACAGTTAAGCAAGTCAAACAAGGAGATTAAGAAGTTCAAGCCAGAAGACTTATTCGTTCTAACTAACAATAGACTAGCTGATAATATCCATGGAACTAGTGATGTTGTGGCTTTACAAGATACTATTAACGCAGATATGGAGAGCTTTAATGATATGCGTAAAGGTTCACACCGTCAAGCAAGACCTATGATAATGTTTAAGCTTGGAACTGATAACCCAACTAAGATTGCAGCTTTTGTCAAGAAGATGGACGAAGCAACCAACAAGGGAGAAAACATCTATATCCCAGATGATGACAACTCTGTCAAGGTTGACATTGTTCAAATCAGTTTATCTCAAGTCATGCTTGAATGGAGAAATGACTTAAGGGGACGGTTCTATAGAGCTATTCAGATACCTCAAGTTGTGGCTTCTGGAAGTGGACAATCGACTGAATCTGAAAGCAAGACCCTATACTTTACCTTTGAACAGGTGGTTGAACATAGACAAAGATACCTAGAAAAACAATTATGGAATCAATTAGCTATTAAGATTAACTTAGTTCCACCTGCAACATTAGCCGTTAATTTACAGAATGATGAGAGTAAAGACGGAGCGGGAGTTGCAGAAATCGCTCAACCTCAAGATACACAAGTAGGAGTAGGAGCATGATAGAAGACCAACTACTTCAATATGGAATGGCAGGAGTTTTTATTCTTTACCTTATTTATGATAGACAGGTCTTAATCAGAGGTCTTGTAAAATCAATGGATAGACTGAGTAATGTAATAGGAGAGAAGTTTTAAATGGTAACTGTAAACGTTAAACAATCAAAGAAGAAAAGAAGAATAGCAAATCCTGTTCAAAGTGCAGCAGCCCAGACTAAAATGGTAAACGGTAATACTAAGAAGAAAAGAAGAATAGCTAATCCAGACCAAAGTCAAGTTACTAGGAGAAAATCAAAAGGGACAGAGTCTGAAATAGAAGAAGGGTTTAGCGCAAGAGTTCAGAGGGGAGAAATAGAAGCTCCAAGAATTGAGAAAGGACAATTAAGTGCAGGTAGTGTGACTAGAGAAGACGTTGCAGCAAGACCCAATCCTCAACTTATAAAACAAGAGAAAGAAGAAAGAGAGCAAAAAGGTAAAGAGTTCTTAGAAGATGAAGGCTTCTTTGACCAAACAAGACCCGAAGAACAAGATTTGAGGATACCAGAAAGAGAAGGAGTCGAGAAATTACCTGTTGTCGGAGCTTCATTAGCAGCACTTAAAGGAGCTGTCGCAGAAAACCCAAGAGGTAAAGCAGCAATAGGAGCAGTATTAGGAGCTATTCCTATTTTCGGAGTATCCTTACAGGCTTCATTTTTTAATGCTGAACAAACAGAGTTCGAAACTTTAATCCAGAATCCAGAGACCTTAAGAGAAGTTGCATTAAGAGAAATACAAAAAGAAGTGATAGCACAAGGGATAACAGACTCCGAAAGGTTTGGCTCTGTTATTGAGTCCATACCAGTTGCGGGGGGATTAGCAGCGAAATTCGCAACTACTCTAGAAAACCCTTCTGGCAATGTTGATACTATAGTTGCTGAGATAAATGATAAAGCTCAGAGGGCAACGAACATGAGAGAGAAAGCAAAGTCAGGGACTTTAGGAGACCCCTTTATTGCCTATGAACAAGTAGTACAAATAGAGAAAGACTTGGCAAAAATGGAACAAAGGATACAACTTCTAGTTTTAGGTTCTGCAAAATTAAGAGCAAATACTGATGAAATAAGCAGGATTCAAGAAGCACTCTTAGACGCAAAGCAAAGAGCATTCGACGCTAAACAATCTGCAGCCTTCGGAATTGCAGGGACTGCGTCAGATTCTAATATATTCTTAGAACTTAAGGAATTGAAAGGGGGTTAATCATGGAAGAACAAAAAGAATTAAATGCGGAAGAAGAAAAGCCGAAGTCAACAGGTGATAATGATGAGGGGAGCAAGTCTCCAACAGCTTCGTTACTTGACAACGCAAACGCTGCAGCTGAAAGGTTGGAAAAAGCCAACGAAGAACATTCGAAAATCATTGCAAAGCAAGAAGAACTAATGGCTAGGCAAAGACTAGGTGGAACTGCAAACGCAGGAACTACGGGAGATGAGAAGAAAGAAGAATCTCCGGCAGAGTATGCTAAGAAGGTCATGGAAGGCAAGTTATGAGTGAAGAGATACCTGAAGATTTAGGAATTAAAATCGGAACTAAAGCAGAAGTCAAGTGGACTGAGCTATTAACTGCGCAAGAACAGGTCAAGCTTGAGTCTAATATCAATATTGAAATTGCTGAGAATCTGATAGAATTAGCTAAAATCAAGATATCTGAAGAACAAGACAAGAGTTAATCGGTAAGCCGAATAAGTAGAAAGTTTTATATAATAGTGCTAACTCTAACTAGCATGGCTTTAGAAGCAGTACTTATACACGAAACAGAATTACCAGTTCCTATGACTGTAGCAGATGGAACAACTATAGAAAAGGGAGCCGTTCTTTTACTAACTGACCCTAACACTGCAGCAACAACTACAGGCGATACAGATGCATGTGCAGGTATTGCAGCTGAGGAAAAAATAGCTAATGATGGTAGAACAAAGTTAGCAGTATACAAGAGAGGAATATTCAAAGGATTTGCAGGAGCTGCAGGAACTACAGCAGGACTAGCAATAATCACAGATACTGGAACGGGAGCAGCTAATGAGCTTGTTTCTGCAGACGTTAACTCTGAGAATATTGTGGGTAGAGCACTTGA